CTGGCTTGTGGCTTCTCCTGCTGGACTAAGCTATCAGAGTATAAGACTAAATCAAAAGACTTCGGTAGTGTCTTTACACGCATAGAGCAGGCCATCTACACCAGCAAGCTGGAAGGGGCTGCAAGTGGCCTATTTAATCACAACATCATTGCCAGAGATTTAGGCCTAATGAACCAGGAGCAGGTCAATATGCAAGTGGTGGAGGTCATTAAGCCAAGGCCTAACAAGAAGGGAGCAGAGAAAGAGGCTGATGCCGAAGGTTGATCTCTCAAGTCCTGACCTTTGGCAGGAGAAGTACTTAGAAGCAGTTACAGACCCAAAGACCTACAACATACTCTGGGGCGGTGCTGGAAGTGGCAAGAGCCAGACCATGATTCAGCTGTTCCTGGCTGAAATATGCGACAACAAGGCTAACCAATTTCAGACCTTCTTTGTGATCCGCAAAGTAGCTGCTACCATCCGGAACTCAGTTTTTGCTGACTTCCGCAATAAGATTAGCCAATGGGGGCTAGATAAGCTCATCAAGGCCAAGACTGGCTACATGGAGCTGCAATCAGGCACAAATAAGATTGTGTTTCTAGGTTGTGATGATCCTGAGAAGCTCAAGTCATTGAGCCAGGCAAAGTACATTTGGATTGAGGAAGCCACTGAGCTGACCTTGGAAGACTTCACCCAGATAACTCTCCGACTGAGGGGTAAGTCAGAGCATCCAAAGCGATTCTTTCTCACATTCAATCCGGTCTCAGATAGCCACTGGATTAAGAAGCGGTTCTTTGATGATGTGCCAGCCAAGGAGCAAAACCAAGTTCTCCGGCTGCATGGCACTTACAAGGATGCCATTGACTTTCTGGATGATGAGTATGTGACCAGGATGGAGGCACTCAAGTCAGTCAGCCAGACTTATTACGAGGTCTATGCCCTTGGGCAGTGGGGCATTTGGGATAGGGAGTCACTTTTTGCCACCAGCTTTGAGTACAGCAAGCATGTTTATGATGGCTACATCAAGGCCTCTCCGGTGCATAACCTTTACTTAGCCTTTGACTTCAATGTAACCAACACCTGCGTGGTGAGTCAGTACATAAAGAACTCTGAGGAGGGCATCTATTATGCCACTATCAATGTCATCAAGGTCTACCGAGTAGGTGATCTTGCTGCCCTCTGCCAAACCATCCGGCAAGAGTTCCCAGGCATGACATACATCATCAATGGTGATGCCTCCGGTGCTTCTCGCAATGCCTTTACTCAGGACAACATCAGTGCCTATGCCCTGATTAAGAACTACCTTCAGGTGAATGACATGCAGCTTCAGGTGGCTAAATCAAACCCTAGCCACATAGCCAGCAGGCTGGTGACTATCCTTGTGCTTCAGAAGGCCAAGGTGCAGATAAGTGGCAAGCGGTGTGAGGAGCTGGTTACAGACCTCAAGGAGGCCAAGGTAGATAGGCAGGGCAGCCTAGATGCCTGGAAGAACAAGAACCCGGACAAGTCTCATGCTCTAGATGCCTTCAGGTATTTTATTTTCTCTAACTTTGCAGAGATAACTTCAAATTTCAATCTGGAAAAGTATGGCTCAATGCTGCAATAACTGCTTCACCATTTGCCAGCCATTGGCAAGCTGCCCAGCAGCGGTCTATGTCTATGCTCCATTTGGCAGTTATGAGTCAGGCATCTTAGTCAATGTCACCAAGCCAGGAGTGAATGTCCAAGGACAGCAGCTTCTGAATGTAGCTGGCGATGGCTTTGTTGAGATTGACCTAGAAGCATTGCCAGTTGGCTTCTTCAATCCTTATGGTGGGCAGTACAGCCTAAACTTTGTCAATCCTGATAATAACAAAGTAATTACATTTACTGCCATTGATGGCAAGGAGTACGACAGCATCTGCCTGACCTTTACGCAGGTAGTGAGCAATCAGGAGACCGTGATAGCAATTATTAATCCTATAAATAATGACCAACCAGAACTATGATATTGATGCAAGCTGTGGAGGCAAGCGCAGAGGCTGCTGCCTTATTGAACTCCCACACGATTCAGAACCTGCTGTTGTTGCTCTTAGTAGCAGCGAGCAGTGCGACCTTCTCTTTGTTTATGGACTACTTGCTGGAGGATCACCCACTTGGGCAGTGGTATCTCTCGCAGATTCAGAAACTCCCAACTTACCTGGCTAAGCCTCTGGGTGAGTGTCCAATCTGCTCAGGAGCTTGGCAGTTCCTGCTCATCTCTTACTTTATCTTTAGCTATCCAATTCACTTATGTTTAATCTTTTTAGGCGCAAATCACCTGTGCCTGCTTCTGTTCAACAGGTGGCAGAAGAAACTGCTCTACAAGAACAAGCAGGCAGAGTACTTTACCGGGGTGTAGCACCAAAAGACCGTTGGGATCAGATTGAGTTTGCCTTCACTTCTGGAGGCATCAATTACTTCAAGTTCACAGCAGAGGTCAATGTACCATTCCAGAGGGCAGTAGCAGCCAGAGACATCTTTACCGAAGAGTTATGGCAAATCAACCCTGACTATCTGAGAGGCTGGAACAATGGCCTAATCAACCTACTCATGGATAAGAAGAAGAAGGATGAGAAAAAGCTATATGAGATTGGTGTGCTGGCATCTAGGCTAAAGGAGCAGATGGACTTATCGGTTAGTCTGGTCAGGCAGATGAAGCTGGCAACTGTGGTGTACTTTGACGAGCAGGAGAACCCACTTGATTACCAGTACCCATACAACAAGTCCAAGCTGGAGCATTGGATGAAGCATAATGATGTCCAAGGTTTTTTTTTGAATCTGCCGGAGTACGCTTATCTGCCCTCTTTGACAGAGTACAGCACGAATTTCCCGAACTATTTGCAGGCCGAAACTCTGCAAAACCTAAACAGCCTGAAGCACATTATTGGACTGCAATCACCAGACAGCATAGGCAGCGATTTGATGAGCAGTATAGAGTTGCAAATGGAGATCCTGAGCGAATTAAATTCCTGGTCGAAAGGCCAATTTACGAGTACTACTTAATTGTAAGTAGTTATCTTGCGGATCAGAAGCGAAAGAAAAGATAGGCCATAATTGGTGAAACATGTAAAGAGCCACTGGATTCCGGTGGCTTTTTTAATTGCTATCTTTGGGGCATGGCAACTATTTCAACAAATGACATCAAGATCAGGTATGACATTGACCTGAGCCAATTACAAGCTGCTACAACTCAGTTTGATAAATTGACAGCCGAAGAGAGAGCATTACTTGCTGAACTGGGAAAACTAAAGGACAGATTTAAAGAAACAGGAAAAGAAGGCAAGGAATCAACGGAAAAAATGATTCCTCCAACCAAAGCAGCAGCAGGTAGTATTGCTGATTTAGAGGCTAAGGTTAGAAGATTAAATGCTGAAGTAAAAAATACAAATTCTACCAATGCTGATTACTCAACTAAAGTTAAGCAACTTAAATCTGCTCAAGATGAATTAAAAAAAGCCACCGACAACCTAAATAGTAGCCTCAAAAATGTCAAAGAAACTACTCAGCAGGCTGGAGGTGGCATGTCACAATTTCAAGCTATTGCTGGCAAAGCTGGAGCTACATTAGCTGGAATTTTTGCTGCTTCAAAAATAGTTGAATTTGGTCAAGCAGTAATTGAAACCACGATCAAGTTTGAATCAATGAAAAAAGCAATTGACTTTGCATCTGGGTCAGTTGAAAGTGGAAATAAGAATTTTGAGTTTATTAGAGAGACTGCAAGTAAATTAGGTCTTGACTTAAAAGGAGCAGTTGAAGGGTACAAGACCTTTGCCTCTGCTGCTAATTTAGCCGGGCAAAGTAGTGACGAAACCAATAGACAATTTGCAGCAGTAGCCAAAGCAGCACAAGTCATGGGATTGTCTGCAGAGGACACTAAAGGCGCATTTCTGGCTCTTGGACAAATGATGTCCAAAGGCAATGTGCAGGCCGAAGAACTTAGAGGTCAGCTTGGTGAGCGACTTGTTGGAGCATTTGGCATAGCTGCTAAGGCTATGGGAGTAACCACAGGAGAGCTAAATAAGATGCTTCAGAAAGGTCAGGTGCTTGCTGCTGACTTCTTACCTAAGTTCGCCACTGAGCTTGAAAACACATTTGGAAAAGGTAATGATCAAGTTACTACACTTGCAGCCAGCCAGAACAGGTTTAATTCATCCATTGACCAACTAATTCTGGCAATAGGTAACAAGCTAAACCCATTCTTAAAAGGTGCTTATGACTTAGCTGCCGGAATAGCCACATCGCTTCAAAAGGCAGCAGGAGGAACAGGTGCTAAACAAGCAACTGATGAGCAGATTGCAGCCAGAAGGACAGAATCTGAACTAGCTCAGAAAATTCTTGACATAAGCATTAAGCAAGGAGTATTTATCAGCAGGCAATCAGCTGCTAGAGCATTGCTTGGAGAAATTGACCAAAGAATCACTAATGCTCAATTGAAGCAAATTGATGCAAGATTAACTAAGGATAAGATTAGACTAGAATCAGCTACCAAGGAGATTAGCATATTACAAGAGCAGGAAAAGATATACGAAAAGATTGCTGGAGTAATAGTTAATACTCCACCTCCACCCAAACCAGTTGATGAGAAGGATTTAAAAGCTGAGTTTGACTACAGAATGAAATTGCTTGAGCTTGAAAAGCAACAATTGGTTTTAATGGCTCAAATTAGAGGTGATAAAAATGGCGAACTCGGTGCTGAAAAGATATTCCAGGAAAAGGTTTATCAGTTAAGGAAGCAGTACAGCAATAGATTTATTGAGCTTATTAATAATGAAAAGGATGCCAGCGAAAAATCAAAAAATGAAAGAATTAATATAATCAAAAGTGAATTAAACGCTAGCAATTTACAGCGGAAAAAAGCAGCCAAGGATTTTCAAGATGCATCAAATGCTGAACTATTGACTACTAAAACCGGTCTTGAATCTCTGCGAAATTTAACTGATGCAAACTATAAGCAGATGCAGCAGGACAAGGACAGAGCGATGAAGAAATCAATGGATCAAACCAAGGCGCAGTATGAGTGGGAACTAAGAGAGTGGCAGAGGAAAGAGGAGATGAAAAATGCCATGACGCAAAAAGGCATAGAAATAGGTCAGACCTTAATTGCTGGAGCATTTGATTACTATCAGAACACACTTAACAATGAGTTATCGGTGCTTCAGAAGCGTTATGACGAGGAGGTCAGGCTAGCAGATGGCAATCAGCAGAAGATTGATGAGGCTACTATTAAGTTCAGGGAAAAAGAAAAAGAAATTAAGACTCAACAATTCAGAGCGCAGCAGTTGCAGTCGATTGCTCAAATAGCCTTTGCAGCAGCACCGGAGATCATCAAGTATGCAGTGTCAGCTCCACCATTAGCTGCTTTAGTTGCTGCTCTTGCAGCTGCTCAGACTGCTGCTGTGTTAGCTCAGCCAGTTCCTGAGTTTGCAGAAGGTACTAAAGGCAAGCCATTCAAAGGGGGGAAAGCGATTGTTGGTGAGCGAGGAGTTGAGAAGGTTGTTACAGAGTCTGGCAAGGTGTACTTTACTCCACCTACTGCTACCTTGGTAGACCTTCCAAAGGGCGCACAAGTAATTCCTAACCATGCGCTGAGTAAGCGAGAGGTATTCCTGGCTAATCATTATGCCAACAGAAGCAGCAGCATGACTGCCTCTCCGGTGGTAGGTGAGCTTCGTGAGTTAGGCACTATCCTGAAAGGCCTACCAATCACCCAGCTTAACATGGATGAGCGAGGCTTTGAGAAGTTCATCAGGACTCCACGAAGAACAACTAAGATATTAAATAACAGATTTCGCAGTGATGCGTCATAGTGTTTTGGTTTAGATTTATCAGATGAAAGAGCCTCTGCCTTGCAGGGGTTTTTTCTTTTTACCTTTGTCACATGGCAAACTGGAAATTTTACTTAGACAGCATTGAGGTTGAAGAGCCTATTGGCTGGGATGCGATTGAGTTCACGGCAATTCGCATGGAGAGTCATGGCATAGATCAGCCATTCAGCACCGAAGTTAAGTTCTATGACAAAGGGGCTAGATATATCAAGGGCATCTATGACCAGTACTTCATCAATCAGCCCATTGCCATAACCATCACCTCAGATGTAGGCTACAACAATGCTCCTTATCAATTTGATGGATTTCTGAACATGGCAATCTATGAGGAGCATAATGTATGCGACACTGACAGCTGGGAGATAACTGTTGGCATCATTGATGACGAGTTCAGGGAGAAGTTCAAGGCCAGGCAGGAGATTGACATTGACCTAACTACTACCACTGACCTTGATGGCAATACAATCAGTGCATGCACTTGGGATAACACCAGACTACATAAGCAGGAGCTATACCTTGTTGGTAGCGGTCAGAACTTGGCTGACATTACTAATACATTGCAATTAAATCTAAATGCATGGAGTCAAGTGCCAAGATATTTACCATTATACTGGCAGAACAGCGACTTTAAAAATCAATATGGCAGCACATTTGACTCAATGGGTGGTGATGCCAATGCTCAGACAAGTATCCAGATTTTCAAGAATAACTCAGACTACATTCGGTCAATGGATTTTAATTCGTCAATTAAGGGTGAGTTTGAGTTTGTTATTAACTCAGGAGTTGGCAACACAGCAAATATTAAATTCGAAATTGGATATTTAATGGATAATCCTGGTTATCCACTTGACCCGAGGTTTTATCTATTAGTGCCAATTGCTGAGGTGCAATCGCCAATTTCTACAATAGGTGGAGGTATGGTTGCTTTTGATTTGTCATTGTCTGGAACTTTACCAATAGGCATAACTCTTGCTGTAAACGACAGAATATCAATTAGGATAAACTGGGGAGATAATGGAGCTTTCAAGCCTACTGATCCTGCAATTAATGCTACAATTGCTTATAATATAACCGATATGTGTCTAAAGTTTTCAGAGAAGAACAACTTTGACTATGCCACCTTTGCCACTACTCTAACTATTGAAAAGTTTATTAGGAGACTCATTTACATCTATACCGGGTCAAATAATAAGCTACTTTCTGACACCTTTAGCGAGGAAGGTGATGGCTGCTACTGGAACAATGCGCTCACAAATGGCCTTCGCATCAGGAATGCTCCTACTGCGGAGGAAATTGTAAATGGCTGCACATTTGAAAATGAGACTCTGAGTGACACTAACTATGAGGTATCATTTAAGTCAATATTTGAGTCTCTTGACAGCATCTTCTGCCTTGGCTGGGCATTTGAGTGGACAGGTTCAGAATGGAAGATTAGACTAGAAACAAGAGACTACTTTTATCAGAACACAGTCAGCCAGACCTTTCCAAATGTAGAAGAAGTAACTCAGGCAGCCAAGGTTGATAAATTAGCCAACCAGGTAATCATAGGCTATGATGACAAATGGAAGAACATTAATACAGCTGGTATCTGGGCAATTCACACGAATAGAAACTACTTCATAGGCAACAGAGCAATGGCTGAGAACTCATCAGCTAAGATTGACCTTCGCTCTAAGATTATTGCCGAAGGCTATGCCATTGAGGTGAGCAGGAAGCTGCAGTTCTTCGAAGACAACTCTGGATCATCCGACAGACCTAATGACTACAACACCTTTATCATCTGGCTCAATCGCAATACATTGACCTTTGAGGAGGTTGAGAACACTGAGTATGGTCTTTATGAAGAGACCGGAGCATTAACAATTCTACCAGGTAAGGCATCCATGAGCAGCAATCAGATTACTGCAAGCAATAGTCCGGTTGGTGCTTTATACAACATTTATCACACTCCGGCAAGGGTTGCATGTAGGTGGTGGAAGGTGCTAGGCATGCACACTTATGGACTTACTAATCCAGTAATGCGCTATCAATCCGGGCAATATCAGGTGACCTACTCAAGCACAATTAATGGAAATGATGAGAAGGAGGCCTGCATTGAAATTACTAGTGGAGCAATAGCTGAAAACTCAAACATCTCAGCAGCCATCTTAAAGTCAGATTATAAGAAATATTTGTTCAGACCAATTGAGGTGACATTTACTTACCCACAAAGTCTCTGCGATTTCTTAACTTTGAGCCAAGATGAGCAATACCAGAAAGTCAGGCTCACTTCGGGCAGTTTAATGATTGAGGGCTTTATCACAGAGGCTACCAATCAGCCGGAAGATGCTTCTGGAGGTACGACCAAATTCACATTGCTTACCTCTAACCTGCTAGCAGCACCGGGTGGAGCATTTGATGCTGGATTTGATGATGGATATGATAACGGTGGATAATGCCAACTAATTCAACCAGAAGTCAGCTAAATGCTCTGACCTCAACCAATTTCCCGGACAACACTTCGCAGCTCATTTCTCCTGCTGATCTTAGGCAGTGGTTAGATGATGGCACAGCCTCATTCCTTACTCAGAAGGATAAATCTACTCTGGAGAATGCTATCTATGAGTGTGAGGGGAGCGGATTAGCAGCATCTGCCAGCGTTAATCTGGCAAGTGCCACCGGAAACTTCCTGCACATTACAGGAACTTACAATGGCATTGCATCATTTGGCAACTGTCCGGCAGGCGCAAGGTTTGTGCTGGTCTTTGATGGCATAAACACTCTTACCTATAATGCGACTTCACTAATATTACCAGGAGGAGCTGACATAACCACTGCTGCCAACGACTCTTGCATGATTATCAGTGAAGGCTCAGGTAATTGGAGAGTAGTAGGTTACTTTCCTGCTGCCGGAGGAGGAGGAGGAGGCTCAGGTACTGTAACATCAGTAGACCTTACAATGCCATCTGCCTTTGCTGTTTCTGGAAACCCAATTATCACATCAGGAACATTAGCCGTAACTGGAGCAGGATTAGCAAGTCAATATGTGAGAGGTGATGGCACTCTTGCTAACTTTCCTGAAGTAACCGGAGGAGGGAGTTCAATAAGTTATTACCTTAATGGGTCAGTCACTCAACTGACAATAAGTGGAACTTTATATTATCAGATGAGCAAGACTCCGATTTTAGGAGGAGGAACTAACTTTATTCGAACAAGTGCATCAGGTGATGGTTATGTTGCATCATTCATTACCGATGCAGGAGACCCTAATATTTTAGCCATACCTGGAGGAAACTTTAACATTGAGTTTTACTTTTCTGCATCATCAGGAGGCGGAAGTCCTCAATTTTATGCAGAATTATATAACTATGATGGTGCAAGTCTAACATTGATAGCCTCTGGAAGTACCAATCCAGAAGGCATTACAAATGGCACAACGGTAGACCAGTACTTCACTTCTATAAGTGTTCCGGCCACTTCTTTGGCATTGACAGATAGGCTTGCAGTTAGAGTTTATGTGATTACATCTGGCAGGAATATAACCCTACATACGGAAGACAATAACCTTTGCCAAGTGATTACCACAATAAGCACAGGTTTAACTGCTCTTAATGGACTTACTGCCCAGGTTCAGACCTTTGCCACCGGAACAAGTGGTACTGACTTCACAATCAGTAGTGCAACCAATACACACACCTTTAACATACCAGATGCCTCTGCATCTGCAAGAGGCTTAATAACCACAGGAGTGCAGACCCTGGGAGGGATTAAGACATTTGGAAACGGTGCAAGTGCCGGAGAGATAAGACTACTTGAGCCATCTGGAGCAGGAACAGAGTATGTCGCTATAAAAGCACCTGCGACATTAGCCAGTAATTTAGACCTGGTACTTCCAAATGCCTCTGGCAGTAATACTAATGTACTATCAACAGATGGATCGGGAAATCTATATTGGGCAAGCAATGGGGGCTATGTTGTTCCTCAGTTTTTGCGTAATTATACATTAGGCTCAGTTACTGGTACAACTGCTAATACTGTTGCTCAATCTGTTTTAATTCCGGCTAATACATTCATTGCAAATACCGGATTTAGGGCAGAAGTAAAGTTTAGCAGAACTGTTACTAACTCCTTAGGAGCAAGTCTATATTGTTACATCAATACTTCTGCGGCAATAGGAGGAGTTCAGGTTGTACTTGTCAGTATAAGTAGTGGTAATTTGAGCGGCATTGCAACAAGGTCTTTCTCAATAGCATCATCAACAAGCACCTTATATATTGCATCAACGGTTGGTGGCTCTGACTTTACTCAGGCAGGTGCTGCCTTTGGCAATAGTAATATTAACTGGGCGGTCAATCAGTATTTTGTGGTAAGTTTCCTAAACCAAGCTAATACACAAGTCTCAAATTGTTTAGCAATTGATATTTATCCAATATGATTGAGTTTATTTTAGAAAATGACATTATTATATTAAGTGAAGTAGCATACTCATTTGATAGTGTTGAGTTGATTGATGAGAATCAGGTAAACATTCACCTTTTCAATGATCAGTATAACTCCATTTATGCCTTAGTTTCCAATGATGTTACTATCAATGGGGTACTTCAGACATCCGGGCAAATGATAATTGATACTTTAAATGGGAAATCCTAATTCATTTTACCGATTTGATCAGGGATGGAATGCCGGGTTTTACCCCGACAATCAGATTGTTTCTGACCTTCTCAATGAGGTTTACTCAGCAGTAAATGCTGCCTTACCTAGTATTGCAATTATTGGCACAACCACTTATGGACAGCTAAAGACTCAGGTAACTAACATTGTAAATCAGTATAATGAATCGCCTTACTATGGCAATTTTAAAGTTGAGGGCAATTTGATTTTTACCAGTCCTGATTTTATCTGGGATATTTCGGTAAAAGATGATTCACTTTATAAATTAGATGTTAGCCAGATTTTTTACATCAGCGGAACAGCAGCCAATGGAACACAAATATTACTGACTAGCTCAATAGGTAGCTTTACTCCTGGAGCTTATTCAGGATCATTTGACACTACACTAATACCTGAAGAATTAAAGGTTCAAGAGGCTCTAGAGTGTGTTAATCTTAATGGGTCAGCTATCTTTCCGATAACATATCAGTATAATTCTACGATTCAAATAGCAACTTCTGGATTAGCCAGAGGAGCAAATTGGAAGCTAGATGATGGAGTGGTAAATCGGTTTCCTGCTGATACCTTGCCAAGGCAGAATAGAAGACAATTTGAATTGCCAGCACTTACTGGTGATGATCAATACATTATAAGCATAATGGATAGGATAGTTCAGGCTTCATTAAATGATCCTGATTACATTACTTCTATTTATGCCACATACGACAACTATATAATTCTGCCTGATGGATGGGGTTCAAGTGTGGAGTATCCAAGTTACATCACCTATGAACGAGTGCAGTTTAATTACTCAAACTCTATTGACCGAGTATTTGCGTTGGTTGGCAGGAGAGATGGTTCAAGCTGGTTATGGCAGCGGTTTGTAACTAATATAATAACTCCTAGCATCTATAACTTCATTAATAACTATTCAGAAGTAACTCCACTGCCGTATGAGCCAAACCAGGCAGGTAGGTGGCTTTATGGGGATAGTTTTTATGACTTTGAGTTTGTGGAGTTCAGCTCTGGATGCTATGTCTCTAATGAGTTCTATCCTATGCCTGCCAAGCCTGGTGACCAATGGCAGTTTAACATAGCTGACGCTAATCTTACGGGGCTTGATCAAGTCAATGTTGGATTATTCACCGAGGATGGCACATTTGTGCAAAAGATAGGAACGGCAACCAAACCAGCAGACATTAGTTGCACCGACTTAAACTATTTATGTTCACATACATTCACTTACACACTTGCTGCCGAGGATGTAGAAGCCTATCTGATGTCAATTTCTGATACAGCATTTTTAGCAGTTGATTTTTATATTACATATCTTAAATATTACATTGTTAATAGTAGTAATGAGGAGATATCATCTGGATTGACTCAACTTTCATGGGCTTCTGATTCTGCATTAACAGTTGAGCAGGTAATATCACAATCATTATTATCGGGAGTTATTTTTACTGAAAATGAAGGCTCATATACAATTGAGTGGACAGTTGATAACCTGCCATGTAATGACACTTATACATTTAAAAGTAATGCAGGCTATCCACTTACAGAAACTCTGATTTTTACCGGAGATGAGTATGAATGTGTTTGCCCAGTTTCAACTGTTGTTCCTACACAGCATCAGGCATCAGTAACAATTCCGAGCAAGAATGGTTGCTTTAGGCTAGGAGCTTATAATGATCCACCAGTTACTTGTGCATTTACATTTGAGTTTACATTAGAAGGAATTGACCTTAGTGGGTACATTGCTGCTGTACAAGCTATCAGTGGAGGACTTGCTCCTTGGTTGATGTTTCAGATTTTAGCAACAGATAACTACTCTTATCAGCCTACCAATACAGAAACACCAGAAAGCATTGCTGCATGGTGCAACGCTAATATACCAGGAATGACTGTTGTGACCACAGAGTCATCCATGACATTCACATGGGTACGCACTGGTCTTAATTGTGGTGAAACTTATATAATGAGTAATTGTAGCAGTACAAGTGGAGCAGCGGGTAGTTGTTCTGGATATTTCTGGTCTAGCGATCCATTAAGTTGTGATTGTGAAACAAGTTATTACTTATACTCCCTGAGCAACATTATTAACATTGATGCCTCAGACTGCTTCTCTACCATCTTAGAGTTCTGGGCAGATACCAGCTCCATTTCCGAAGGCTTTGAGTACTTTGACAACTGGAAACAGCGCATTAGGATTGGACTTAATGGTGGAGGAGAAAAGCCAATCATTGAGGAGAACTTATACAGGCAATCCAATGGAGTACATCGCAGGCCTCAGAACAAGCAGGATTTATCCTTAGATTTGCATACAGATTTCTTCGACTTGGACACACAGCTAGCGATGACCGATGCCACCCGGCATCCTTACTTAGTCTGGGAAGGGAAGTCAATATTTGTGAAGGGAGATATTGAAGTTGCCACCATTCAAGATTTCACAACACAATCATCTTTTGAGACTTTATCACAAATGAAGTTTCAGGCACTCAAACAAGGCTTTCAGCCAAGGAACTCAAGTTGCTTAACTTGTTAATTAACTATGTCTATTTTCTCATTAACATGCCCCGATGTAGGGTGCTATCAGAACTTCCTGTGTGATCCGGAGTTCCAGAATAAAATTGTGGCGGTGGCTTATGTTCGTAAGTCTGCTGCCCTGACTGCCCAAGAGAAGTCCACTGCTGACAGTTGGATTGCTGCTCTTTATGACCGTTATCTCAGTGGCGAGGCTTACCTGGTATTTAATACTTCAGGTGAAAAGCCAAAGCCTGAGACAGCTACTACTGCTGGTAGAGGTATGCAGAACACGAAGGCTTTAGCTAAGACTCATACTCTGACCTATCAGGATATGCAAGTTGTGCAGAACAATATCCAGTTCTACAATGACATTCTTGGAACAGCCCAGAACTTTGATTTCTACTATTTCACTCCTAATCGCATCTGGGATGCCTCTGGCTACTATGTGACAGTTATCGGTGATCCTATTATCACTGCTGACCTCAACACTTACCAGATGGCTGAAGTGACCGTGAACTGGGTAAGCAAGGTTAATCCTCTGCCTTATGAGTTTGATACTGACACCTTCCTTGAGGGTCTTTATTACATTGTAACTCCAACATCTAGCTCAGGAATTGACATCAGTAATGCTACTTCATGGACAGCTTGTGCTGATGCAGCTAGTGAAAGCGTTACCTTCGGTGCAGTTCTAAATGTAGGAGCTATATCAGGCGCACCTGATCTGGTTTGGTCAGTTGAACAAACTCAGGACTCCGATGACATCAGCGACCTTGGAATGTCAATTGATTCCTCTGGAATCTTGTCATGGACAAATAGTGCAGAAGGAAGCTATGAGTTTATTGTTACTGCCACAAATCAGTATGGTTGTGTATTCGGGCAGATTACAATTAGTCTTACTATCACTACTTGCTAATTGAACTATGGAAGAGTTAATCGGGGTACTCCTATCTAAGTTGCTTGACCGGAAAATCCGGGAAGGCAGGCACGACTACATTGAGGAAGCTCGTGAAAAAGCTGAGGAATTGGAGTATCACTTTGAGAACGAGTATCCCGAAAAGCTCTTACACACTCAGCATCCTAGCGAAGAGCCTTGGATGAAGGAGTATAGAAAACGCAGATGGCAAGCTCCTACAACCACTGCCACCGGAAGAGTGTTCACCTTCCTGCAAAAGATTCAGCAGGCTGATGACTTTAAAATCAGCTTTGAGTCTGACTTTAAAAAGACAGGCATAGCAGAGCGCATAGGTCTTCAGGATAACACGCTGAAGTATTATGTGGAGAATGAACTGCCAAAGACTGGAAGTCTTGAAACATGGCTTTTTAATGTCTTCTTGAAGACTTATCTAATGGATGCCAATGCTGTGGTAGTAACTGTTCCCAATTATGATGACTTCATTGAAAACCCAGCAGGCACAACTACACTAGACTGGTCTAAGCCATATCCTCACATTATTGAGAGCGAGGATTTGATTTGGGAGGGCGAGGACTATGTAATCACTAAGACTGAGGATTATGTGGACATGAATCGCAAGAAGTGGGATCAGTTCTTGTGCTTCACCACCGAAGGCCTGATGCTATTCAGGCAGGTCAATCAGTACACCTATGACCAGCCTTTCCAGGTATTCATTCTGCCTTACCAGTTCAGCTATCTGCCAGCATGCAAGGTTGGCAACATAATTTACGAAGAAGAAGATGGTCAGTTAGTCTATGACTCGGTGCTTGCTCCTTGCCTTCCGGCATGGAATGAAGTGCTATTCAGGACTGATGACCTTAATATACTATGGGCAACACATGCCTTGCCCCAGAAGTGGGCATTAAAGATGTCACCATGCAAGACCTGCAATGGTACTGGCATCAGGACTAACCGCAAGGAAGAGAAGATAAGTTGTAATGACTGCTCAGGCTCAGGAAGGGCATCAAGTTCACCTTTTGGCCTGATGGAAATTAACATTGACCGGGTTAGTGCTGTAAATCCAACACCGCTTGTGCCTCCTGTGCCTCCGGCTGGCTACATTGAGAGGCCAACTGAGACCGTTAAGCTATTCCAGGAGGACATCTTGCAAAAGGAGTTTCAAGGGTTCAAGGCCATAGGTCTAGAGTTACTCAGCCAGATTCCTGCTGCTCAGTCAGGCATAGCCAAGGAGTATGACCGTAAGGAGCTTAATACCTTCTGCTTCTCTGTGACAGTGCATCTGGCTCAGGTTTACCGCAAGGTCTGCTACTACATCATGTATCAGCGTTACAATTCACTCTTTGCATCCTCTCTGATGGACAGTGATAAAGTGATGGCTGCGCTGCCTCAGATTACTGTGCCTACTGACTTTGATGTAACAACTGCCGACATGGTAGCAGAGCAGCTGACCAAGGCTATGAATGGGAAGTTTAACCCACTTATAACCGCAGGCATTGAGCAGGACTATGTTGAGAAGCTATATGGCGAGAACAGCATACAAAAGACTTATCTAAAAATTCTTAGCCAGCTTGATCCACTTCCATTTAAGACCACAGATGAGAAGACTGTGTTGCTCTCATCCAATGGATGCACTCAATTAGACTACATCCTAAGTGCTAACCTAGCAGCATTTGTGATGCAGAAAGTGGATGAAGATGCTTCCTGGTATGATAAGCCAGTGCAGCAGCAGAGAGCTGATGTCTATGCCTTGGCAGGTATTAAGATGGCTCAGATTCAGGCAGGAATTGTGCCTATAATGCCAGAAGGAGTTTAGTATGGATGAGAGGCAACTGGAACTAATCAAGAAGATTCAGGAGCTTCAGATGGCTATTGAGAAGCGCATGGATGATGCGCTTCCTAAAGTATTTAAAAAACTATCAGACCAAGTCATTGACTTGGCAGGCAACTTAAGTCTAGATGCCAAAGACAGAGCCAAGACATTGAAGGAGCTAATCAAACTCAAGAAAGACATTGCTGACACTATTGTTAATAATAGCCTTTATCAAGCTCAGGTTGCGGAGGTCATCTCAGGATTTGAGATGCTAAGTAAGTTATCCAATGACTATATCAGCACGGTGCTGGATGATTTTAAGCCTAAGACTGATTTATATAAGGCAATCCTAGAAACTAACATCGCCACAACTAAGGAGGCTCTCCTAGGAGCAGGAATCAGGAATAACTTTGGAACAGCAATTCAGGAGGTACTAAAGGATAACATCAGTGGCATAGGCACAAGGTCGGAGCTTAATAAGACACTGAGAAAGTTCATTGAAGGCACAGAGGCAGAAACACCGTTTCTGAACAGATATATCAAGCAGACTACTAATGATGCTGTGATGACATTCAATGCTGAGTACATCCAGACAATCAGCGATGATTTAGGAGTTGAATACTATCTCTATGCTGGCACTTTGATAGCCGATTCAAGACCATTCTGCACTGCCAGAGCAGGCAGATATTTCACAACAGAGGAAGTTCAAAACTGGGCTAATCTCAAAGGATGGCAGGGACGCATGGCTGGCACAAATAGCAGCACTATCTTTATTTATCGTGGAGGCTACAACTGCCGACACCAACTCTGGCCTGTTGCCAAAGAGCAGTATGAGCAGGCACAAGAGAGAGGCAGAGCAGGTCTGCGATAAGTGCAAAACTATTTCACCCTACTTTTTCTCCCTATATGCCAAAAGTAGGGAGATAGGCTTTAGGTGCTTCTGCTCAACCACCAATCTTTTCCCATGCCCTAAATCCATTTCCTGCAAGCATTCCTCAATAGATTGCTTCCTGATGTAGCCTAGAATGATAACTTCTAAAGCCTCCTCATTTACATAGCATAAGATAAATATGTCTGCTCCTATCTCCTTGCGAGTATTGAACACCAGTCTGCCAGTCTTATACTTAGTGGACTTGACCTGAATGTCATACTCATCCAGCATTAGGTCAGTGCTGCCTCCATCACCTTCCAGGTTAATTGTAGTGTCAAATGGCAGCTTGAGAGCCTTGGCAACAGCATATTCACCTAGAACACCCAATAAATCAGCTTGTGCTTGTGTATTTCCCCAGCGAGCTACTGAGGGGCGGTCTGGATTGACCTGATCTTTAAGGAAGTGCCTGCCTGTTGCCAGCACTTTGAGAAACTTGAGTTCTCGCTCTGTGATAGTTATCTTCAAGTCGCATAATGGATTACAATATTAAGTCTAAAATATTGATATTTACACATGAAAAAAGCAAAAACAGGCAGCAATCCGGTTGCTAAGATTAGCTTTGGCAAGCGCAGAGAGGGCAAGCACCGTAAGGCCAGAAGGCCTAAGGATGGCAACTCAAAAAAATATAAAGGACAAGGAAGATAATGGCTGAGAAGAAGTTTAAAACCAAGGTAAATGGCAAGACTGTCAAGTTCGGTGCTAAAGGTTACTCCATTGCACCTGGCACTCCTAAAGGTGACAACTATTGTGCGAGATCGAGTGGAATCAAACCATGTAAAAACAAACCATGCCCGAATGATCTAAGTAGGCAGGCATGGGGCTGTGTGGGCAAAAAGTCTGTAAAAAGTGCAGCTAAAAAATTCACTCGCATTAAGTAATTTTACACAATGCAACTAAAGCATTTTACACTTTCAGAGTTTGACTCACCTGATGCCCCAGGATCAGGTAGCCAAATGAAGCCTGAGTTTTTGCAAAGGCTGGATAATGCCAGAGCCATTGCCGGAGTGCCTTTTAAGGTTACTTCTGGCTACCGGACTAAGGCTCATAATGCTAAGGTTGGAGGAGTTGATGACAGTTCACATTGCCAGGGATGGGCAGCTGACCTAGCTGCTTCCTCCGGTACATCTAAGTTTCAAATTGTGAATGCGTTGCTAAAAGCAGGATTCACTAGGATAGGAGTTGCAAGCTCATTTGTGCATGTTGATTGCGATCCTACTAAGCCTGCCCAGGTCATCTGGACATACTAATTATGACTCACGAACTAAGGGGGGAGCTGATAAAGTTTATACATGATACTCCTGCCTACGGAGCTATCATCTTGACTAAATTGGCAAATCCAGAAGTACAGTTTTACAATGCCGGAGAAGAATGGCTATACCATCACGGCTGGTCATTCATTCTTATTTATAGAATTTACCGTGTGCTTCTGGATGTGCATAAAGGCTACATGGAGAAGGTGCTTTGGTATGATGACTCAGATAACTTAGTGCCAATGACTGGCTATGCTAAATTACTTCGACAGATTAAATCACTACTTAAATGACAATTCCAAAGGACACACTTATTCTTTTCCTCGTTTTCCTGCTTTATGTAGGCGGTGATATTTACACTGCTAATCAAGCCCACAAGAAGATAGATAATCTGATCAGGGAAAATGAGAAGTTCACATCAGCAGCCTTTTTTCGCACAGCCAGAATGGATGGCAGGATTGATAGCCTCAAGGTTGAGACAGAGGCATTGGCTAAGACAGTCATTTATCTTGACTCATGTCAGCAGAACAAAGCACAAAAAGCAGAGAAGGCAGAGAGGAGAGGCAAGTTCGTGGGAGGCCTGCTGAAGGCACTCTTCCCAGGGCTGTGAACACTTCGCTGTTCAGCAAGCGCATGCAAGTCTATGCCTACACCTGCACCTCTGTGGTCATGGTAGGCTTGCTTTTAGGGGTAGGCTGGCTATATAAGATTGAAAAGGTACAGGCATCGGATTCGGTGCTGATGTTTATTCTAGGGCAGGTACTTAGTGCCTGGGTAGCTCTCACCAATAAGATTTTTAGGATTACTGCCCCTAACATCGGCAGTCCTGATAATTAGTTATTTTTGCCATTATGAATTGCCTGCAAGACTACATCGGACTTAAAGGATGCACTACTGATGCTCCTCTGTCTGGCCTATACATCAATGACTATCCCGGCATGAGTTCGGAGTTGCTGGACAAGATTGCCACTCCAGAGCAAGTGTCTTATGTGGGCATGTGGAATTCAGCGCAGGCAGTAAGCTATGTCAGACTGAAGAGAGATGTTCAAGCTGCATTATTCACATCAGCAGAGGCTCAACTAGATCAGGTGTTGTTCCAGACTCGCAAAGAGTTTGTGCAGCAATGGCAACAGGTGCAGACTGTACCAGCAGAGGCAATTCTAAAAGGAACATTCGTGAGTATTCAGGGAAGCAAGTACTTGAGCTTACGAGTCAAGCAGATTTACATATTTAATGCTGGGGCTGCTGTTAATAATATCCCTTGGTACATTTATCAAACTCAGGATGGCAAGGTGCTAGATAGTGGAACTGCTGACCTGGTTGAGGGCATGAACTATGTGCAGGTCAATAAGGAGTTCTTCTCTGACTTCGATAAGCTCAACATCATGGTTGCTGTGGACTGCACTAATCTACCTACCAGTACAGGCATGTTCAGTGATTATGGATGGCAGCAGATGGACTTAGAGTGTGCCTCAAGGTTCAGCTATCTGTGGCGCAATGGTTGGAGCATCTTTCCGGTTACTGCTCCACTTGGCTATGGCTTTGGAGACTCATGGAGTCAGGACAATAGCCAATCGGGTGTGTACATGGATGCTCAGTTGCTCTGCTCACTTGATAGCTTCATCTGCGGTCAGAGAGAGTTTCTGCTGGATGCCTGGGCAAATCTACTCTGCTATCAAATCCTTTGGCAAAAGGTAGCATCACCCAGAGCTAACTACTTCGCACAGGGCAACCGTGAGTTCACTGAGAGAGCAATGGCTACCTTCCTTGATGGCTACAACCAGAGCCTAGCAATCTGGGCAAGACAGTTGAACCTGAGAGGTGAAGGCCTGTGCTTCAATTGCGATAATGCCGGGTTGATCCAGCAGGGGTTTGTTAGGCCTTAGACTGAGCAACTTTCAAGCCTCTCAATCTCATGGTTAAGATACCATTGAGCTTTCTTTAAGTCTTCCAGCTTGCTGCCCTTCTTTCCAGCTCTGCTAATATACTTGATAACATTGCCAAGGCAGAAACCTAGCTTCCATGCCTCTATTACCTTGATGGCTTCATAGGCATTGTCAGAGCCTCCATAATGCTGTGGATGATTGACCTGGTCAGCCTTTGCTGGCTCAGGCAATGAATCGAAATAGCTGCTAATTATGTCTCCCATTATGGATAGTAAAATAAGGGTTTAGGATTACTGAATTTAGATATTTTGCTTTCTGATAGTAAATCAAGATCACGGTAAAGCTGACCATTTAAGTACCATCCAGCATGACGAGGCCTTGAGCGCATATTGATAAGCTCTGCCTTGACCAGAACATCATTGTGGTCAAACTTTATTATTACCTCCATTTTGTGGTGGAATCCGGAATCGAACCGGGGATGCAACCTTTGCAGGATTTGTGGGCCAACCCTCATTACGCCTTTCCACCTAACCCCGGAAGTTTGAATTATTCAGGGACAACCGGGAATGTTTTTGTTTGCCAAAGGTATTGAAAAGTGCTACTTATTGCACAAATCTACGGCAATTGTTTGGTTTTGCCGTTGTTCTATGTTGCATATATCACGCAATATTGCGGCAATAGGATAGTTAGTAGCAAGCGGGCGGACGTGCTTCGATTGAAGTTCAGGATAGAAAAAAGTATTAAAAATTTTCCCTCCCTCTTTGTCTGCTTCGCAGCCATTAGATTTTTGATAACCATTGTTCATATACTTGTTTTGCTATTTGTGCAGTCATTACAGGTGGAACACTCATTCCGATTAGGTAATTATATTGCACACCTTTAAAATTGTAATCTTGTGGGTAGCTTCCAATGCAACAGCTTTCTGCTTTATTTGGCTTCCTGTATTCATCAAACAAATAAATAACATCAGAATTACTCGTGTATGTCATAGGAACAATGTCTTGATATAAATACTTATTTGTAAAGCATCTTTCAGCACCTTCAACCCTTTTGATTGTATCACAAAAACTTTCATCACCTTTTTTTCTGTTATTCCAATATTCAAACATTTTACCTTGTGAAGCAGGTCTGTCATCTATACCCTTCTCGTAAAATTCACCAAATCTAATTTCAGGCTCATTAAATTCAAGTTTTAATTTTGGATTTACAGTAAACATATCTTGCTGTTCTAAAAATGGTTCAGATAAATCTTTTCTTAATGCCACAAAAAACACTCGTTCCCTGCGTTGTGGAACTCCCATTTTTGAAGCATCTAAAAGCCAATGTTGGCAATAGTAACCAGCTAAATCAAATTCCCTATAAATTTGTCTAACATAGCTTTTTGCATCACCTAAAAGCAATCCTTTTACATTTTCTGCAATTACTACTTTTGGTTGTAGCTTTTTAGCCAAATCAATAAAATCAAAAAACAAAGTATCTAATATCTGTTCTGCTTGTCCTTCTCTAAATACCTTTTCTTTTCCCCAATCTTTCTCTCTATTCCCTGCCATTGAAAAGCTACTGCAAGGTGGTGAGCCATCTAAAATATCAAGTTCATACAATTCTTGCGGTAAATCACCACGCAATTTAAAGGTTTGTATAGGCTCTAAATAAGCGTATTTTGGGTTATGGTTGGCTTTGTATGCTTCAATCATTTTAGGGTCAATTTCATTGCATCCTAATACATCAAAACCAGCTAATTTATAACCCATAGTTGAACCACCACCACAAGCAAAGCAACTAAACACTTTGCCCTTTTCTTTTGTAAATACTGCATCCTTCAAAGTCCATTTGTAAGGAAAGTTATGTTTGGTTTTTTCAAAACCATTTTTGCCATCGCTCATTTTTAATACTTTTTTCTTTAGTGTTCCAATTAAACTTTAGTGCTGAAAATCCCGCCAGCTACTAACACGGGTTTGGCAAAATGGCTTTCCGACACACAAGCCAACGCACAAAAGCCACTTCGCCAAGCCCGAAAACGTTATGTGCCATAAGACACCAACACCCAACCAATCCAAACGTGATTATGATAGCCGTCATAATAATGGTTATCATCATTGTGGACTATTTCAAATTTGAATTTTCTTTTAAGGTAAATGTCCAAATAGCACAATCGCCACCTAAATATTTTACCAGCTATAAAATGATTGAAGCCCCCATACTTTTTCAGACGGCTATCAAAAACACTTATTCCATACTTAAATAATTTCATCGTTCTAAAACTTACGGCACATAACAAGGGTTTTGCGTAATAGCCATATCAAGTGTCGTGGTTAATTTTAAGTTTCTACTAAGGGCTACTACGCAAAGCCCGAAAACGTTACAAGCAATACTAATCACCATAAGTTTTCTCATAATACTCAACACTCCTGTCAAACCCCCGGAAGGCAAGGTTCATGGCAATGTAGGCGGCATCATGGGCATCAATGATTTGATCCTTTTCCATATCCTTTGCCTCCTCAAGTATGGATTGCCAAGTGAGTCTATCCTTTGGCTCTTCCCATAGCTTTTGAAATAGCCATTGCACTGCCGTCTGTTTATTCTCCATAATTCTTCTCGTAATATGTGTCAAAATCATCTGGAGCTTCCTCCCCAGGGAAGAATAGAGTTCCTTCACTTAACTCTCTTATGTACTTGCAGCGTTTAAATCCTTCGGTATAAGCGGAAGATAATTGCTCATTGTGCATTGCCATTGCCTGTTGGAATAACCCTTCAAATTGAACCTTCTGCCCATCGGATAGGTGGAGGTTCAATGCGTCTTGAAGCCACTCAACTGCGGTCATCTTACTCTCCATCCTCATTATTAATTAATCGCTCAATAACATGCTTAATGTACATCAATGTAGATAGGCCTCCTGCCCAGTACTGCCTGGTCATTTGGATGTTTGACTCATGCTCCAAGAGCCACTCCTTAGTCTTGATTTCCTTATTGACAATAACCATTAGTTGTTCAAGTTCATTCATTGGATTAGTTCATCTATTCTAATATTGTGCTTATCAAAGACATCATTAACTCTTTCAATTAAATACCAGCCATCTATATGCTTGCCATCTTCCGACTCATCAACAGCCTTCCTAATTATTCCGGTTAGTTCAAAGATAGCAAGAGCCATGTCAAAGGACTTGATGAACCGAAAGTGAGCCATAGCATCATCTGAGTCATTTAGATTAAAATTGATTGTTGCTCTCATCTTATTTGTCTTTTTTTCAGTGATTGAAGGTGACCGATATGCTTAACAAAGCCTCTGCATAGGCACATGCCTACATAGCCAGCTTCGTAGTACTTCTTGTTGTATTGCTTTTCCGCAATGATGTGGTCATTGCTTCGCCATGTGCATAAGTCGCTGAACTTGCCCATTGCAAGGTAATCAGAGAGCCTCCTGAGTCCTGGATTCCAAGTGAAGCCATGCCAGTCTCCCTTATAACGGTGCGCCAGTTGCTGGTATCTTACTCCCTTCTTAGTTAGCTTGACTCCGGGCAGTACAGTGTGACCATTACGGTCATTAGGATGCCTGATCCACACACATGCACACTTAGGCTCAGCTTCCAGCACAGAGCGAGAATCGCCTATAAAGCCACTGTTATAAAACTCCCAGTCATCTTCGCAATGGAAAATGTATGGTGTCTGCACAAGGCTGTAAGTCTTATCAATAGCATTTACCTGCCCATCAAACTCACTGAATGTCCACTCAGCTCCAATTTGCCAGTGCCTCATCAGGAAGCGATTAAGCTCATTAATAAGTTGCTGGTTATACTGCCCTGAGTCATCATGAATGTAGAAAGCTGCCGGAGGCGCACCATCCCAATAAGACACTAGGCTGGAGATAGTTTTCTCCAGCAAATCCCACCTGCCACAACTGGTCAGGCAGACTGTTACATCACGATCACCCGAAAACATAAGTAACAAATTTGATGATTAATAAACCTATCAAGCAGGCATAGACTAAATAGAATGAGCATCTCCAAAGTGCCTCCTTAACCATTGAGTTTATATGTCTGTTCATATTAAATAAAGTAAAGATTGTCGGCTAATAATAATTCAGTACCTGGAGCAATGTTTAGATAGTAATCTCCCCATGAGCGAATTTGAAACTCAAATTGCTCCTTTGAAATTGTTAGTCCATAAAAGTTCAGATTGACTCTCTCACATTCATGGACAAAGCCAAGGTAGTAAATGTCACAGACTTCATACACAAGCATTCTACCACCCATTAAAGCGACCTGATGCAGTTGATTGATGCTTGTTACTTTAATGTCTATCCACATGCTATTGTAAAGCATGCGGACACTTGTTTTTTCGAAATTCATAGGTATATTGGTTAGATTTGTAAGTGCAATACTAACGGATAAAAATTATCTGCAAAAATATTTTAATAAATTTTATGCCTGTTTATGATTCCACTTCTGCCTTCCTCCGGCAGCAACTAAAGAACTTCAAGGAGGCATCCAAGGCTGACAAGGTGCTAAGGGCAGCTGCTCTTTATGCTGCTCCTGCGGTGCAGGCTAGGGTGCAGCAGGATGGTGAGAAGTCAGATGGCGCACAAATAGGCAAGTATGGAGAAAAGGTAATTCCATCAGCATTTGGCAAGGCTCAATCATTTGCCAGCAAGAAGCGACTTAGTACATTAAGTAGCACCGACAGTTATAAGCAACTCCGGCAGAAGTTAGGTCTACAAACAGCATACATTGACTTTACCTTCTCCGGTGATATGTGGAAGTCCTGGAGACCAGTGCCAATTAGTAATACAGCCTATGGAGTTGCATTCACCTCAGCAGAGCAACTAAAGATAGCTAATAGCCTAGAAAGCAGATTTGGCACTACCTTTGAGTTATCTAAAGAAGAACTAGAGCAATCACTTCAAATCATCAACCGTCTAGCAGTTGAATTTCTCAGCCGATGATAGTCACTAAAGTAACAGTTGAGAGCGCACTAAAGAGTCTCTGCGAGAACTTAGCAGGCACATTTGTCGGCAACATGCTCAACTATGGGGAGGCTGTGGAGAGCATTGTGGAGGGATCAGCTGGCAACTATGTGACCAGGGATGGCTCAACTTATTGTGCTGTCAATGACACCTATCCACTTGTAGTATTCTTGGTGAGGGAAAATGCCTCAGTAGAAGCTACTCCAGCCGGAGGCAGGGCAGGAAGCCTACTAAGGACAGTCAATTTTAAGCTAATTGCTAACAGCAAGTTTGAAAACTCAGAGTTCGGAATCACATCAATCATAAACCGCACCAAAGGCATAACCTATGCAGGCACAGACTTCAATTCAAAAGCAATCGCAAGCCAGTACTTCGGACTGCCAGAGCGAAACTTTGAAACCTTCTTCTTCGCAATTGACTTCTCAGTCACAGAGCGAATCAGTTGTGAAGTTGCCTGTTGATGCCATTTACTTTATTAGTCTCCAGAGGGCAGCAGTCAGAAGAGCCAAGCTTCAGGAGCATCTATTAAGAAATGGAATTGTTGATAGGCATGGATGTATAGCCATGTGGCATCTGGCTAATAATGGCAGTAGGGTAGGTCATTCAGTTAATAACTCACTCAAGGCCTCTAAGCGCAGGCCTAAGATGTCAATCAGTGAGATAGGCTGCTGTGCTTCTCACCGGGAAGTTTGGACTAAAATTGTCCAGAATGGGCATCAGTCAGCTTTGATTCTGGAGGATGATGCCAGGTTTCACATTCAAAAGCTAAAACAACTTGTGACAAATTGGAACATGTTGCCAGAGTTTGACTTCCTGCATTTAGGCTGGGAGTATTATGCTGGCTATAAGGAGCAGACCATTGAGAAGGTTGAAATTGATGGACTGCCTAATCTCTGGAAAGGAGATGGCATGTGGCTGACCCATGCCTACATCATTACTAATGAATGCGCTTTGGATTGGCTAACTAGGACACAAGTTCAGACTAATGGACTTGATGGCATGACCGCAGATATGCAGAGTGACTGCAGAGCCTATGGGTTTAAGCCAGGAATTGCTTACCAGGAGGTAGGCACATCAGGCCATTTAAGAAGCCAAATTCACCACACAGGGTAAACTTTTAAACAATAAATAAATGGATAATTTACAGTACATCCGTGATGCCATCAGACAGCATGGCAACCGGGTTCAAGTTAAAGTAGTGCGCTGGGAAATCAACCCGGTAACCGGAGCGCAAGACATGCCTTTCGAAGTTTCAGTTAATGCTCAGATTGCTCTCCGTGAGCTTTCTAAGGCAGTTAATAAACGCTCCTATTCATGGGCAAGGATTAGACCTTTGGGTGATGTTTATGTTGGCAAGGCACAGCCACAGGCCGACTTAAATAGTCTGAGCAATCCTGAGCTTCTCAGCAAGCTGAAGGAGGAACTGAAGGCTCAACTCCGTGCAGAACTTGAGGCTGAACTAGCTGCCGAAGTAGAAGAGAAGCCTAAGCGCAAGCGCAAGGTGGTAACTGATGAGGAGTCATTGATTGCTTCTCCTTCAGAGTCTCCATTTAACCCTGAACAAGAGTTAAACGATTTACCACTATAATTTATGAATGTAAAAGAGTTTTTAATCCAGCAGGCAAAAAGAGCTGGGGTAAGTGATGATCCTGAGTTCAACCTGATGATTTCAGCTTC